AGGCTGTAATCTCTCTACCATCAACTGTTCCTCTGTAGCAGACGAGGCTGATTTTTATGAAAGATGCAAGGCTGCTGCTATTATTGGAACACTGCAAGCAGGATTTACTGATCTAGATTATTTAGGTGGAGTTAGCAAGGCGATCTTTGATAGAGAAGCACTGCTGGGTGTTTCGCTAACAGGCATTATGGAAAAACACGATCTGGTCCTAACTGAAAAAGTTTTAAAAGCTGGTGCAAAAATTGCTGTCGATACCAATAAAGAGTTATCTAAAAAAATTGGTATTAATCAAGCGGCCAGAGTAACTTGTTTAAAACCAGAAGGCACAAGTAGTTCTATGCTTGGTACAAGTTCTGGAATTCATCCTCATCATGCTAAGAGATATATTAGGCATGTGCAAGCCAATATCCTTGAGCCTCCATACCAATATTTCAAGAGCTATAATCCACAGGCTTGCGAAAAGTCTTCATGGTCTGCCAATAACACTGACGAGGTTATTAAATTCCCCATCGAAGTACCAGATGGTTCCAAATTAAAAAATCAATTGCCAGCAGTAGAGATGTTGTCTGTAGTAAAAGACACTCAAAAGAACTGGGTTCAGTCTGGTAAAAATAGATCATTATGCACACAAGATTTTCTTAGTCATAATGTGAGCAACACTGTTACTGTTCAACCTGACGAGTGGGAAGCTGTAACTAAATATATTTATAATAATCGTAAGTATTTTGCAGGCATTAGTCTTATTCCACAAAGCGGAGACAAAGATTATCCACAGGCTCCATTTACAACTGTATTAACTAGTCGTGAAATAGTTAAAGAATATGGAGATGCTGGACTATGGTGTTCCGGTTTAATTGAACTAGGTCTTAATGCTTTTGATAATAATCTATGGGCAGCCTGTGATTATATCACGCTTAATCAAGAAACAGACAAAGACGGTGATGATAAAAAATTATTCTCTCTTAAAATGAGGAGGTTTGCGAAGAAGTATTTTGACGATGATATCAGAAGATTAACATATTGTATGAAAGATGTATATAATTGGAAGATTTATACAGATTTATATGATAGTTTTTCTAAAGTTGATTATACACAACTACTGGAAACTGAGGACAATACCGTGGGAATAGAGGAAATTAGTTGTGCTGGTGGTGCATGTCTAATCTAATCCTTTGTTTCGAAAGGTACAACATTGAGAAAAAGAAAAAATCGCAATAATAATGTAAAAAACTTTAGCGTCTTAGAAAATAAGAAAGACGGTTTTGAAAAGCCTGAAGATATAGTTGTTGGTTTTAAAAATCGATTAAAGCCAAGATCTATTAATCAAAAAGATTATATCAGAACTGTTGCTGAAAATACTATAACCTTCTGTCAAGGCGTTCCCGGTAGTGGTAAAACACATATCGCTATTGGTATGGCCTTAGAATATCTTATTGACCGTAAGGTTAAAAAGATTGTTATTACTCGTCCAGTAGTAGAAGCTGGCGAGAAGTTAGGTTTTTTGCCCGGTACTGCTGAAGAAAAATTACATCCTTATTTACTGCCTCTGTTTGATGAGGTTGATTATTTTTTGAAAGCTCAACATTTTCAAAAACTAAAACACACTAGACAAATAGAAGTAGTTCCTCTTGGATTAATGAGAGGTCGTAGTTTTCATGAAGCATTTATCGTGGCAGATGAGTGTCAGAATGCTTCTTACGAACAACTAAAAATGCTATTGACAAGAATAGGCATAGATAGTAAAATGGTATTGACTGGAGATTTAGATCAGTCTGATCTTGGTCATTACCAAAAAGAAGGTTTTAGAGATATCATAGATAGACTATATAATACTAATGGTATTGGATTTTCAGAGTTAGAAGTTTCCGATATTGTTAGAAATCCAATCATAGCTGACATTGTTGATAAATTATGAGATATCATAATGATTGCTTAGTTTTAAACGCCGACTATTCTCCAATCGGTATAATCGATTGGAGAAAGGCTATGGTTTGGTCATTTAGATATACGCACTCAAATTATTCAGGGATTGAGATCATAGAATATTATGCTGATGATTATATTGTTGGTGCTTCTAATGCTAACAATCCCATACCCGCAGTAGTTAAAACCAATAAATATTTCAAGATTAATGGTCATAGCGTTAATTTTTCTCGTAAAAATTTATTTATTAGAGATGATTATACTTGTCAATACTGTGGACAAAAACATCCAGTAAATCAATTAACATATGATCATGTAATACCTAAGTCTAAATGGCCGCATCCTAAGCAAACAGCAACAAGTTGGACTAATATCGTAACAGCCTGCTTTAAATGCAATTGCAGGAAAGGAAGCAGAACTCCGCAACAGGCTAATATGTCCCTAAAAACAAAACCCTTTATTCCACGCAAAAGCAATAAATACTTGCATGTGACCCACCAGATACTTACTATAAGGAAGAATATCCCAGAAGAGTGGAAGTTGTATGTCGGAGATATGAGCCAATAATGCCTAGTTATACATATTTTTGTGTGAGTTGCAAGAAACCTTTTGAGCTATTCTTTTATTTCAAGGACTATAAAGATACAGTAAATTGCCAAGAGTGCGGCAAGTCTTGCGATAGATATTATCAGGAAGATATGCTAAGCATTAATAGTTCTGTAAGAAAAAGCGACACAGAATTAAAAACCATAGGAGATCTTGCAAAACGCAATAGCGATAGAATGAGTGAAGACCACAAGCAAGCACTATATGAAAAACATAATTCATACAAAGATCAGGAATCAACTAAAGAGCTGCCTACAGGCATGTCTAGAATAAAAAAACCAAAAAAGAAAATTAAATGGAGATAATATGGAATTTCATCAGCCTCAAAATATCTTTAACAATAAATCTGATATAAGCGAAGATAAGCTTTCTCACGAATTTTATACTCTTGTAGGACAAGAAGAACTTACTGTTGATAATCGTCCGAGAAGATTAAACGATGACGATGTTGTTTATGCTAAAAAAATACAAAAAAAAGATGGATCATATAAGAACATGATTAAGTTATCCAACAATGGAAAGCTTTATAATCCTGTTTCAGTATACGGACAGGAAAAGACTAATGATTTTTTAGATAGAGTATGCAAATCTAATAACAAATTCAAAACTGTTAATGCTAAAGCTTTCGAATGGTATGTTCAATTTCTAGCCAGTAAAAATCTAGCATTCTTTTATAACGCTGAAAGAGAGGTTGATTAATGTCAAGAATTAATAGGACTCAAAAATATGCAGCTCTATGGTTGTATAGTCAGGGATGGACAGTAACTAAAATAGCGAGCGAATTAGAATTAACCGATAATCAAATTAAAAATGCTGTTAAGAATAGTCAAAGAACTACAGATGATGGTATTAAAACCAAGTCTTCTGTTGTTTCTAAAAACCCAAATTCTAAAAACTTAATGATTACCGAAACCCAATCTGGCAAAAAGCATGTTGCTATTATGACTAAAGCAGCATCTGAAATGAATGATGAAAACAGCAAGAAAGACAAGCAGAATACCAAAAACAAATCTCTTCCTTATATTTATAATCCATTAACAAACAATGAATGAGACTGATCAATCAAAGTCTATGTTGGATAATCTAGGCATAGAAATATCTGAAGAAGAACAAAAAGTTCTTGATCGTTTGCAGCTTAAATTTACTCAAGCTCTCAATAGTTCAAATGTGTCAGGAATATCTCAAGAACAAATAAAACACGACCCTTTAGAAGACCCAATATTTCCCAAGCATGTAACAGATTATCCTAGAGAATTAAGAATTATGGTAGATATGGAAATGTCTAGTATGGATAAAGAAACGGGGATGCTAAAGGAGGTAGTAAAAGTTTTACAGGAATGGTACCATATTCCTATTCTGAAAGATACAGACTATACTGAGCAGGCTAGTCAATTCATGAATGCAATTGATGAAGCAACTAACACATTGGCCCATAAAATTCACTTTGATGAACAACCCAAAAAAGAATAAATATATTTCTAAATATTCTAATGGCAAGACTGTCTCTGCCGCTCAATATATTACAGAATTAATATGTGAGCGAAAAGCACTAAAGGACAAAAAGGATCTGCATTATAGGTTTTGGTTGTCTAAAGAGTGGGCCAATTTTTTTAAGAATCAAATAGCTAGCTCTCATAAATTGCTAAAACAATATTCTGATAAGGCTATAATTAATGCGCTGCTTACAGATAAAGGCAAAAGAATTTTTTCGTTGCGGGCTCCTCATCTACCTGCTATGATAGAACAGGCCGAGAGATTACTAGAAAAACAAAATATTGAATTCACCAAAGAAGTAGATCGCAAATCTGATATTTCTTACAGTAAACACAAAGACAAAAAAGGTATTATTTCTAAACTTAAGGAACTAGAGTAATGGCATTGAAAGAAGACGTAAAAAAGAAATTCGGTGATGATATCATGAGATCAGCTACTTCCGTTGTAGATAAAGAATCAATCACAATCCCCGTTAGTCCTGCACTAGATATAGTTTTGAATGGAGGTATACCTGAAGGCAGCTTTGTGGTATTTACTGGACAGCCCAAGTGTGGCAAAACCACTACATCTCTGGATTTTGCGGCAACAGCACAAAAACCAGAATATCAAGGAGACCTAGCAAAACCAAGACATGTATACTATTTGAATATCGAGGGTAGATTAAAGAAAAGAGATTTGGAAGGCATACCGGGTTTAGATTTAGATCGTTTTGATGTAATAGGTTCTCAGCAAGGCAAAATTTTACACGCAGAAGAATATCTTCAAATCGCAGAAAGAATTATTAATGAAGAACCAGGATCTGTAGTAATTATTGACTCATATTCGGCATTATGTACAGAAGCAGAAATTACTTCTGATATGGATAAAATGCAACGGGCAGACGGAGCCAAATTACTTGCTAAATTTTGCAGAAAAGTGGCCAATGTTATTCCTGTCAATAAAAATATTGTTATCGGCATTACTCATCTTATGGGCAATCCTGGCTATGGTAATGTAGAATGGAAAGAAAAAAGTGGACAGGCTATTGCGTATCAAACTGATGTGAAGCTAAGAGCCAAAATGTTTAAGGCTTGGACCGCTGGTGCTGATGGTCCTCAAATAGGACAAGAGGTAGACTGGACGATCCTCTGTTCTGCATTAGGGCCTCCCGGTGGAAATATCAAAAGTTTTATACGATATGGAGAAGGTGTAGACAAGGCTATGGAATTGGTTACTCTGTGTATTGATCTTGGGATTATATCCAAGGGTGGATCATGGTATACATTATCTTCTATAGAGGATAAGCCAAAATTTCAGGGTACAGAAAAATTACGTCAGTATGTGGTTGACAATCCAGAAATTTATGATAAACTAATGGAAGAACTTAGAGACACAATGGGTATATCATGCAAGTCAAAGACCTAGATGGAAATACACATCATTGGAAACTAATTGGAGGCATAGCTAAAGGCTCATATACCAATAAGTCATCGTTGCATTTACAGGCCAGAGATTTGCTCAAAGAATGTTTTCCAACTTTGCAGATATTAGAAGAAGTATCTATTCCATTAAGAAGATCAGAAAACCTACTCTTAGATTTCTATCTGCCCTTAAATAAAAAATGTGTTGAAGTACACGGGGAACAACACTATAAATTTAGTGGATTTTTTCATAAGGACATGATGGGATTTATTAAACACAAAAAAAGAGACAGCGAAAAGCAGGAATGGTGTTCTATTAATGGGATACAATATATTGAATTACCATATAATGAAAACCTAGAACAATGGAAACAAAGGATAGTCAATGACTAAGACAACAAAAGAAGAATTAGAATCTTGGGATAAGCTTTTAGATGAATATGAGAATAAGCTTGGTCTACCAATATATTCAGACAATGTTTTACCAGAGGAAGAATTAAAAACATATCTTACCATGAATCGTGATGTGTTGGAAAAAACTATGCCAGAAGACTGTGGACAGATTGCCTATAGATTAGCACAATTTAGTTTTCATGTACAAAGAACATACAATCGAGAAACAGCAAGATATAATTGGGCAGAAGAAACTATTAAGGAGGTAATCGCTGATGAAATCAACACATATAAAGGATATGGATATTTAGAAAAATCTACTCAAGCAATCAAGCATAACGATAGAGCCGATAAGCTTAATAAGATTAAGAAA